CAAGGTTATCGCGTCCGCCTGGGAAAAAAAATCCGCAGCGTTGGACTATACGCAACTTGATTTCAAGTATACGCGTAACGTGCCGGTGAACGTCTTGGACGAAGCAAACGCAGGCAAGGCGCTGCTTGGGTTCACTTCCAGGCGCACGGCGCTTTCGACGCTATCGTTTATTAACGACGTTGACGAAGAGATGGCCGAAATAGAACAGGAAAACGAAGACAGCGTAAACCTGGACGCGATACCGCCCGGAGATCCACAGGGAAAGACCCAAACAGCATAACGTTATCATAACGTTATCGTCACGTTACGAAAGGTGATTCTATGGATAAATCAACCGAGCGCATAAACCGAAGCATAGGGCAACGCGTGAAGAAGGGCGAGCGAGACATAGCCAGGCGCTACGCGGTGACGTTGAACGAGATCCGGGCAGCGCTATCGGCCGTTTATGCCTCATTTGAGCAGGACGGACAATTGACGTGGGAAGAGATGGTAAAATTCGACCGTCTGCAACGCCTGTTTAATGACGTTGATTTCATCATGGGCAAGGCGTATGCGGATCTTTACCCGATCATTTACGAGGTTGTTGGATTCTCTTACGCCGAGAGCCATGATTTAACCGCCTGGGCCATTGAGCAGAACGCCGGCATAGAACAGCTTACAGCTAGCCCGGAGGCCATACGCGCAGCCGTTGAAGCGCCGATAGACAAACTTACGCTTAATCAACGATTGGCGGCGCAGCGTGCAAGCGTTGTGGGCACGATCCGCCAGGAGATAACGTTGGGATTGGTGAAGGGTGCGAGCTTCCGCGAGATGTCGGACCGGATCAAACCGGCGTTGGAAGGCGATACGACGAAATCATGGCGCGTAGTCCGCACGGAAACGCATAGAGTGCAGGAAGGCGCGAAACATGATGCGGTTGCAGCCGCCGACAAATCAGGCGTGAAGATGTTAAAAACATGGAGGACGGCACAAGACAGCCGAGTGAGACGCCGCCCACGGGATACAGCGGACCATAAGATGCTAGACGGGGTAACGTTACCTTCCGATGGCATCTTTAAAGGGGTGAAAGGTAGTGGGCCAGCGCCGGGACATCTTGGAGCAGCGGCGGAAGATATTAATTGCCGTTGTTTTCTCACTTACTCTATCGACAAGCTTGAAAGAGTACCATATAATAACATCGAAACGGCAACCTTCGACAAATGGCGACAGGAACGCCGATCATAAGGGGATATTCATGGGGAACATTGTCGAAATGGGCCGCCATCCTATCAACTTAAAAAATGGAGGGGCACGGAATGAAAACGCTGGAAGAATTGAAGGCAGCACTAGCGGCCGGCACAATTAACCTGGAAACGTTCAAGGCAGAAGCCAAGAAAGTTTTGGCGGCGGACTTGGTGGCCGGGAAAATTACACAAGAGGACCACGACGCGAAAGCGGCCGAGGTTGAAGCAACGCAAGCGCCGACAGTGGGCGGCGGCGGTGGCGGCATGACCAAAGAAGAAATCTCCCGCATGATCCAATCGGAAACGGACAAGGTGCGGACGCAATACGCGAAGCAACTCAAAGACGCCGAGGACGCATTGGAAAAGATCAAACGCGAGAAGATGACCGACGAGGAAAAGGCCAAGGATGATTTACAGAAGGCGCAGAAGGCACTTGAAGAGAAGGAAACGGCATTACAGGCGCGCGAGGTTGCTTTACATACCGTTGACCAACTCAAAGCAAAGAACCTTCCGGGCGACTTCCGTGACATCCTGGCGGGCGCAACCGTCGAAGATACGGACGCGCGAATTACCGTTTTTGAAAAGGCGTGGAATGACGCCATTAATGCGGCCGTGCAAGAAAAGTTCAAACAAGGCGGCGGAGATCCGAACAAAGGCAAGGGCGGGCCAGGCGGAGACGTCAACCCGTGGAAAAAAGAAACATTCAACATGACCAAGCAAGCCGAAATCCTTAAATCCGATCCGGCGCGCGCGAAGGCGCTTATGGCAGCCGCCGGGGTGTAAGAAAATACATTATCCATTAGGAGGCAAACACAATGACCAAGGTTCAAATCGCGGACGTCATCGTCCCGTCTATCTTTAACCCATACGTTATTCAACAATCCACGGCAACAAATGCGTTGTTTCAATCCGGTATCGCCGCAGCGGTTCCAGAATTGCAAGGCAAGCTAACGGAAGGCGGGCGCCTGGTTAATATGCCATTCTGGCCGAGTCTGACCGGTTCGGACGAGCAACTAAGCGATTCCGTTGCGTTGACGCCTGGCAAAATCAGCGCTTCGCAGGACCGCGCAACGCAAGTGTTCCGGGGCCGCGCATGGTCCGCTAACGATCTTGCCGCTACGCTTTCCGGTGACGATCCAATGCGAGCCATTGGCGACCAAGTGGCGCAATATTGGGGCGAGCGTATGCAACTCGTACTGATTTCCGTGCTGAAGGGAATTTTCGCTACTGGCGGCACGCTTAACGCCTCCCACGTCAACAACCTGGCGATTGAAGCCGGTAACACGGCTACCGCTGCAAACCTTATCGGTGCTAGCGCCATCGTTGACACGCTTTCCAAGCTGGGCGACGCGCACGAAAAGCTAACAGCTATGGTTATGCATAGCGTTCCTTATTTCAACCTGGTAAAACAACAGCTTATTGAAACCGTCCGCGACGCAGACGGGAAGGTGCTTTACACGACTTACCTGGGCAAGCGCGTTATCGTTGACGACAACGTACCGGTAATTGCGGGCACGACCAACGGCTTCAAATACTGGACGTTCCTCTTCGGTCCTGGCGCTATCGGTTACGGCGAAGGAAGCCCGGAATACCCAACGGAGACGGACCGCGACAAGCTGGCGGGCGATGACATTCTTATTACCCGTAAGCATTTCGTACTCCATCCGCGCGGCGTGAAGTGGAACGACACGACGGTAACGGGCGCAAGCCCAAGCAATGCAGATTTCGAGGTTGTCGCTAACTGGTCCAAGGTTTACGACAATAAGAACATCCGCATGGTTGCGCTTATCACTAACGGCTAATGAAAGGCATTGGGAATGGGCTAATGGTCCATTCCCTTATAACGTAACGTTACGGAGGGATTAACATGAGTGCAACGGCATTCCAGCGTATGCGCCGCGAGGCAGCAGCGCGAGAAGCAGCGGAGGCCGCCAGATTGGCAGCAGAAGCGGAGGGCGAGCAAGATGGCAAAACGGCAGGCGAAGAAGATCCAGGAGCCGGAGACGGGCAGCCAAGCGGCGGAGACGGCGAACAAGCGCCAGATGCAAACGACGCACAAGGCGGAAACGAAACCGACGACGCCACACAAGGCGGTCAAAGTAACGACGACCCGCAAGACGCAGGACCGGACGGGTTAGGCGTCGATGGAATGACAAAAAAGCAAGTCATGGCCGAATTGAAGCGCCTGGGCGTTCCATTCACGGACCGCGCGAAGGTTGAAGAACTACGCGAGCAGTACCGGGCGGCCATCTACTAGGAAGGGGCGCGATATAGATGGACGTTGAAGAAATCGGGCCGCTTTTGGGAATTACGATTCCGGCGGACCAGTTGAGCGCCTACGCCGCCCGCCTGGAATCCGCGTTAGATCTGATTAACACGGATTGCGGCGGAAGGTTCGCGGACGAAACAGGGTTAATCACGTTGCCGCCTGGCGTTAAGATGGGCGCGGCGCTGCTTGTGAAGTCTATGACGGAAAATAAAACGGTTGCTTCGCAGAGCTTGGGCGACATGTCGAAAAGCTTCTTCCAGGGCGGTACGGAATTGGCGGCGCGTAAATACTGGGCGCGTTACATACAAGCTAGTTTTGTATGAGCGTAACTATCCGTTCTACCAACAACATACCGCGCATGAAGGCCGTCATGGAGAAATTGGGCAAGCGATCAATCAAAGTCGGCATATTCGGAGACGAGGACGCCGAGTTAGTGAAGATTGCCCGCGCGCATGAGTTCGGCGTCACGATTAAGCCGAAGCACAAAAAGTTTTTGGCGCTTCCGCTTCCGCCGGCCAGGCGAAAACGTCCGAAGGATTTCGACGATCTGGTATTCATTAAATCCGACGATCCAAACCGCGCCTACCTCATGCGGCCGACAGGCAAGAAGGGCAAGCTAAAAGCCTATTTTATCCTGTTAAAGAAAGTTGTCATACCGGAGCGTTCTTTCTTGCGTAACGGATTCGATAACAACATAGGGCCGCTAATGGAGAAGGCTGAAAAGTTGATAGGACAGGCGGTAGACTTCGGCTTAAATCCCGCGACGCTGGCCGAAATGCTGGGCGTTGAGTTTGCCGGCATGATCCAATTAGAGTTAAGGGCATTAAACAGCCCGTCTAATGCGCCGCTAACGGTGGCTAATAAGAAATCAGACAATCCGCTGATTGATACAGGCCATTTAGTTGGATCTATCCGCAGCCGGATCGAATAGGAGGCGGAGACGTGCCAAAACAGTTTGAATTTGCTGATTTCGTGCAGGAGTTTTTCGTCCCGTTCAACGTCATAACCGTTACGCCGCCAACGTTACAGACCAATGGGCAGTATGCGCCAGGCGCGGAGACGGTTACGGCAGGCGGCGGCATTATGCTTCCGCTTAATGAAGACGAATTACGGCGGCAGGATAACGGCGGCTATACAAGCCGGGACCGGAAGTTATACGTAACGGCGGAAATACCGGAAGGTTCCTATGTCGAGCGTGACGGAATCCGGTACAAGGTTGAACGGACCAAAGACTATTCCGATTACGCAGACGTTTATATTTACATGGCGAGGGGGCCGGCAAAGTGACGCCTATCGAGATCCAAAACGAAATTATCCCGAAGGTTAACGCGTATGCCGGCTTTCCGGTCATTGAAGGGGACCAGCCTATAGGCAGCATACCGGATGGAAGGCACGCCGTTTTCACGTTCCTAACGCCTCACGGCCAGGATACGGGCGGGGCCAACTATTCAAATCGCAGTACAGCCGATTCATACGAGGAAACTAGATCCGATGACGTCCGGGTGGTCATGTCATTCACAGCAATCGACAGCACGACGCACGGCAGCATTTCGGCCGCGCAGGCGATCCGGGAATGGTTCGAGTTTTACGGCGATGAAGATCTTTACATGGCCGGCATTGCACTTGTAACCATTGGCGATATAGGAAACCGAAATAGCATTAACGAGGACGAGCGCCGAAACGGGTTTGACATAACGTTACGCGTAGGCCACGAAATGACCAGGACGGCGGATTATATCGAGACGATACAACAGCCAATAGGCGAAATCGATAATTAGGAGGAATGAGCAGCATGAAATATGTTGACGTAAGTATTACACGGCAGACGTCCACAACGGCCCAAAGGGGCTTCGGCGTTGCGTTGATCCTGGGCACGTCCAAGGTGCAGGCGTACAAAGAATACACGGACGCCGCGACGATTTCCACTGATTACGGTTCCGGTTCCAAAGAGGCGAAGATTGCAACGGCGCTTTTCAGCGGCACGCCGAAAGTGGACAAGGTGGTTTCCCTGGGCATCCTGTACAACGGCGCTACTGGCAACCCGGCAGACCTAACGGCCGCATTGAACACGCTGGTATTGACGCATGACGATTGGTATTACCTTATCACGCCGGAACAGGGCGACGATGAGATTAACGCGTTGGGCGCATGGGCGCAGGCAAACGACAAGCTTTATTTTGTCGAGACGACCAATCAAACCCTTATTCATTCCGGCATGAACACGGCGGTATTGGTCACGGACAGGGCGGCGACGGAGTTCCAGGCAGCCGCATGGGTTGGCGTAGGCGCGCCGCTTGAAGTAGGTTCTTTTACCTGGACATTTAAGCAGCTTCCAGGCATGACGCCGGCGGCGTATGATTCCGCAGCCGTTGACGCGATCCACGCGAGAAACTTCAACACGTTTATCAAGCAATCCGGGGTAAATATCACGTCCAACAGCAAGACGGCAGGCGGAGAATGGATCGACATTATTCAATCCATCCATGCGCTTGAATCGCGCATTTCAGACGCCATTTTCAACTTGCAGGTTACTATGCCGAAAATCCCGTTCACGGATGCGGGGATTGCGTTGGTTGCTTCCCAAGTTACCGACGTGCTGCAAGATGCGTTCAACGCCGGCATGATTGCGGACGAGGACGGAAAACCGCTATACACGGTTACAGTACCAAGCCGCGCGAGCATTTCGGCAGAGGATCGGGCGGCGCGCAATCTTCCGGGTATTCCGTTTACTGCTACACTGTCCGGGGCCGTGGAGAAAGTAGAGATTTCCGGCGTGGTCACTGTCTAAATAACGTTATCATAACGTTATCGTAACGTTATGCACATAAAAGGAGGAAAAGGGAATGGCGCAAACATACGACCCGAAGAAAGTATCCGTTATCGTAGACGGCGTTATTGTAACCGGCTATATGGATGGATCTTTCGTAAAATGTGCGAAGAACGCGGACAACGTGATTCCACATATTGGCGCAGACGGAGGCGTGACGTACACAGAAAACGCGGACCAGACCGGAACCATCACGGTAACAATCAAACAAGGTTCGTTGTTCTACGCAAAGGCCGTGGAGCTATCGACGCAAAAGCGCGAGTTCGCAACCCGCGTCATTGATTCCAACGCTAACGGCGCTATGAAGGCGGGCGGCACACAATGCCGGATCATGAAAACGCCGGACATCGAGCGCAGCGCGGAAGTAACAGGAATCGAAATCAATATTCATGTTGCTGATTATTCGGTAGGTTAATAAATAAAGCCGGCGGCCGGCGGCATATCCGGCCAATTACAAAACAAGAGGGGTAAAAA